CGCCGCTGTCGGCATCAGTAGCAGAAACAGCAAGCGCGGTATCCATAACGTCATCATCGGGCGGCGGCACCGCAAGCGTCGTTGCCGAAAGCGCGAGCGCGGTTGACCATGTGTCGGCAACTGGCGGCTCGACGAACGCCATCCTGGCGGAACTCGGGACCGCTGTCGATTCGTCGGACTCGTTTACCGCGCTGCGGGTCTATCTAGCGTGGGCTGATATCCAGCTTCCAGTCTCGACCGCGCCGACAGCCGAGACTGGCGCGGCGACGGATGCGCCATTGGCAGTTGCGCTACGGGTAGCTTCGCGGGCGGAAGTCGGAGCAGTTCTCGACGCGCCGCTCGGCCAGGTCGACTACCGTCCGGCCGTGCTTGAGGCGCTGGCGGCGGCCGAGTTCCAGAGCGCCATCGGAGGAGCATCGCCAGTAGCGCAGGTCGAGAACCTCGTCCTTGCCGACGACTCCGACGGCATTGGTGGCATTACGCCTGTTGTCATAGCGGAAATAGGAGTGGCGCTTGATACGCCGACCGGAGCGGCGCAGTTGTTCTCGGTCGCGGCTGAGTCGCTATCGGCCGCCGATACGTTAGACGGGACCGATTCGGCCTCTATGTTCGAATCGCTGGTCGCGAATGACGTCCCAGACGCGGTCATGATCACGTCCGGATCCATCGCCGAAGGTACGGCGAGCGCGCAGGACGTGGCAACCGCAGCGGCGGTCTGGGAGATGGCGGTTGCCGAGACCGCTGCGGCCGCCGATTTTCAGATCCCCGTGGTGATGATCCCGCCAGTGTTCGAAACGGAGCCGCGGTCGAACATTACCCTCCGCCCGAAAGGCGCTCGCCTGGGGACGCCGGTCATCCAGCCGCAGGACTCCAGTCTCGGCTAGTCCATTTTTGCCTTATAGGGTTCGGCGGCGGGGGCGATTATCCCCGCGTGCGCGATACCCTCATCGCTGGCGATACGCTTGATTTCGCAACGTCGGTTCCGGACTTTCCGGCGACTGACGGCTGGACGCTGAAGTTTCGCCTGATCCCGCAGACGGCGGGCGTCGGCTCGCCGATCGAGCTCACCGCCGCGCCCTATCAGAACCAGGACTACCGCGTCCAGGTCGGACCGCAGGCGACAGCGGCGTGGGTTCCCGGCGATTACACGCTCTCCCGCTGGGTCGAGAAGTCCGGTGCCCGCTACGCCGTCGAGACGAGTCCGGAACTGCCGGTCCAGGTTCGCATCCTTGCGGACCCGGCTGCAGCGACCGTATTCGACGGCCGTACGGACGCGCGCAGAAACCTCGAAGCGATCGAAGCGTTCCTGGGCGGGAAGGCGACGGCGGCCGTCAAAGAGTACGAGATAAACGGCCGCCGCCTCGTCAACTTCGACCCGCCGCAGCTTATCTCGATGGCGGACTACTACCGGCGCCAGGTCGCGAACGAAGATCGCGCCGCCGCGCTCGCCGCTGGCCTCGGCAATCCGCGCCATCTCTACGTTCGATTCGGGCGTTCATGAGTACGCTTGATACGCTCCGCTCGTCGATCGCTCGGTGGATCGCGCCGCCGGTAAAGTTCCGCCCGACCGGAACGCGAATCGCCGTCGGCGCTGCGCTTGGAGGTATCTTCCCGGCGCAGAACAAACGGATGTACGCATCGGCGAAACAATCGCGCCTGACCGGAGATTGGGGAACGACCGGCAACGCCAGCGCCGACTCCGAGCTCGCAAGTAGCCTGACGCGCCTCCGCTCGCGCTCGCGTGCACTCGTGCGCGACGCAGCCTACGCGAAGCGCGCTCGCGTCATCGTCGTCAACAACGTCGTCGGCCCAGGGATCGGGATGCAGGCGCAGAAGATGACGACGCGCGACGCTCTCGACGAACGCATCAACGACGACATCGAGGAAGTATTCGACGAGTGGAGCGAGGCGGAAACCTGCCATACCGGAGGGCAACTCCACTTCGCCGACTTCGAGCGCGCCGCGATGGGCCAGGTCTTCGAGGCCGGCGAATGCTTTATCCGCGAGCACTACCGGCCGTTCGGCGACTCGCAGGTTCCCTACGCGCTCGAGTTCATCGAGCCGGAGCGACTGGCCGACGAGTACCCGTCGCCAACCGGCGCGATGACGCCGCTACCCGGCAACCTGTTGCGCCTCGGAATCGAGGTCGATCCGTTCTTTCGCCCAGTCGCGTACTGGTTCCACCAGCGCCACCAGGGCGAGGTCTTCGTCGGCGAAAAGGTGCGCGACCAGATCGAGCGCGTCCCGGCGGATCAGGTTATCCACTTGCGCCTGATCGACCGCTGGCCGCAGACGCGCGGCGAACCGTGGCTCCATGCCGTCGTCCGCAAGCTCGGAGACATGGACGGTTATAGCGAGGCCGAGATCATCGCCGCGCGCGGCGCTGCGTCGTATATGGGCAGCATCGAAACGCCCGAAGGCAGCGGCTCGGTCGAAGGCGAGCAGATGGGCGACGGCACGCAGCAGGTCGAATTGACGCCGGGCATCTTCGAGAAACTCGCCCCTGGCGAAAAAATGAATTTCTTTGCGCCGAACCGACCAAACTCCGCACTTGATCCCTTCATGCGCTATATGTTGCGGGAAGTCGCGGCCGGCGTCGGCGTTTCTTACGAGAGCCTGTCGCGCGATTACTCGCAGTCGAATTACTCCAGTTCGCGCCTTGCGCTCCTCGATGACCGCGATCTGTGGCGGATGCTGCAGGGATGGTTCATTCGGAACTTCCGCTGTCGCGTTCACGAGCATTGGGTCCAGCAGGCGGTACTCTCCCGCGCCGTAACGACGGTCAGTGTCGAAGCGTACGCGGCCAATCCGCGCGCGTACCAAAAGGCGATATTCAAGCCGCGCGGCTGGGGCTGGATTGATCCGACGAAAGAAGTCGAAGCCTATCGCGAGGCGGTTCGTTGCGGCTTCACGACGGTCAGCGCGGTCATCTCCGCGACCGGCGACGGCCGCGACCTCGAAGACGTGCTGTACGAGCGCCGCCGCGAACTCGATGCAATGAAGGACAAGAATCTGCTCTTCGACACCGATCCGTCGCTTGCGGTCACTAGACCGACCGCAACGGCCGACGCCGTCGCCGCCGCGCCTACCGCCGACCCGACGCCAACTGCAACGACTACGCCCGCGAAAACTCCGGCGCGCGTCGTCGATATCGGGAGACACAATGCGTAGATTCGTTTCAATCACGCCGGAACAGATCGAGGCGCGCGCGAGCGACACCGCCGATCTCGTCGTCGATATGGCGCTCGCTTCCGAGACTCCGGTCGAGCGGTGGTATGGGACGGAGGTTCTCGACCATAGTCCGGAGTCGGTGCGACTCGGTCGACTCAATGACGGCGCAAATATCCTGTTTAACCATAATCCGAACGAGGTACGCGGCGTCCATCTTCCAGGCACCGCGCGGATCGACGGCGACCGCAAGACGCGCTCGAAGATGCAATTGACCGCCGCGACGCAAGCCGGTCGCGAGACGATCGCGCTCGTCAATTCGCGCGTATTGACGAAAACCTCGGTCGGCTATGCGATTCATCGCGTCGTTGAGGAAACGAAAAAGGGCAAGCCGCGCGAGATCGACGGGCATACCTTCGAGCGGATGGTGGAGAAGTTCGAAGGGACGCGCGACCGCGCCGGCTTCTACCGCAGCCTCGATGCCGTCGCAGGGGTATCCGACCGCGCGGTCGACGAGATGCCGACATATCGAATCTTGGATTGGGAACCGTTTGAAACATCGCTCGTTGCCGTGCCGGCGGATAGGTCCGTAGGCGTCGGCCGTAGCGCAGATGAACCAGAGGCGCGCACACCGCGGGCCAACGATGCGGCTGGCGCCGCGAACAGAGGAGCAACCATGTCAGACGAAAACAACGCCGCCGGCGCCGCTGGTGCGCAATCGCAAACGCCTCCGGCAAATGACGGCGTGAAGCTGGAGCAGCTTCGCTGCATGACGATAATGAATCTCGCTCGTCAGCACAAGATCGACGACGCAACGCGCGACAAGTGGCTCGGCGATGGCAATAGCGCCGACGAGGTCGCGCAGAAGATTCTCGAAACGATTGCCACGCGCGTCGCCGCGAGTCCGCAATCGGACGCAAAGATCGGCCTCGGCCCGAAAGAGGTTCGTCAGTATTCGCTGTGGAAGGCGCTCCGCGCGGTCGTCGACAACAATTGGAAAGAGGCGGGATTCGAGCTCGAAGCCTCGCGCGCGATTTGCCAGAAGATGAACCGCATTCCGGACGCGTCGACATTCCTCGTTCCCTTCGAGGTCCTGACGCGCAGCGTCGATCCGAGACTGCTCGGTAGCGCAAAACGCGACGTCAGCGTAGCGGCATCGGGCGGCGGCTACCTGGTCGAGACGTCGAATCTCGGGTTCATCGACATGCTGCGCAATCGCAGCGTTGCGTTCCGGATGGGCGTCCAACGCCTGACCGGCCTCGTTGGCAACGTCAACATCCCGAAGCAATCGGCGACCGCGACCGCGTACTGGTTGGCGGCGGAGACTACTCAAATTACAGAGAGCCAGCAAACCTTCATCCAAATCCCGCTGACGCCGCGAACCGCAGGCGCGTACACGGAGATCTCCCGGCTGCTGCTGCTGCAGTCGTCGCCGGATGCGGAGATGATCGTCACGCGCGACTTGGCGGCGGTCGTCGGTCTCGCCGTCGACCTGGGCGTTCTCGCCGGGACGGGCACCGCGCAACCGCAAGGGATCATCGGCACGTCTGGAGTCGGGACGGTGACTGGCACCTCGTTCGATTACGCGGACATCCTCGAATTCCAGTCCGACGTCGCAAGCGCGAACATTATGCCGGTCTCCGGCGGCTACGTTGCGACGCCGGTCGTTGCCGCGCTGGCGATGGGCCGCTCGCGTTTCGCGAACACGGACACGCCGCTCTGGCAGGGCAACCTGTGGGATGGCCAGATGGCCGGCTTCCCGGCAATGTCGTCGATGCAAATACCAACGGGCGACATGCTCTTCGGCGATTGGTCGACGGTCGTCGTCGGCGAGTGGGGCGTTCTGGAAATCGCGGTCAATCCGACGGCGAACTTCCAGGCGGGGATCATCGGCATCCGCGCGATGTACACGATGGACGTCGGCGTTCGCCATCCGGCCGCGTTCTCCTTGATGACCTCGGCGACGTAACGCCGTGGCCTTGACGCACGAGACCGCCGGCGCGCTTGTCGGCGGTTTCTCACCGGAGAAAAAGATGGCCGAACAAGGAAAGACGAAGGTAAAGGCCGTTCGCGGCTTTTACTGGCACGGCGGAAAGATCGTCAAGCCGGGAGACGAGCTGGAGATGCTTCCAGGGCACGCGCGCGAGCAGATCGCCTGCGGCAAGGTCGTTACTCTGGAAGCCGAGCCGGAGCCGGTTACGGTAGAGGACAAGGCCGTGCCCGGCGTGCCGAGCGCGGCCGTAGCGAAAGAGGCGGAGAACGTCAAGAAGCAGGACGCCGCGCGCTCTGCTTCCGATAAGGCCGTCATCAAGGACGAAGCGGACGCCGAGAAGAGGAGCAAGTCATGAGACTGCAAGGTTTGACGAGCAAGGTTCTGCTGACCGCAAAGTCGGCGGCGGCGACCGCGAATGCGACGGGTAGCTGGATCGACGTTACCGACGCGGAGGGAGATATTTCGATCGCGGTCAATACGGGAGCAATCACTGGCGCGATCGTTTGGACGGTCGAGCACGCTACGGACAGCGGCGGTACTGGCGGCGCTGCGTTTACGCCGGATGATGGCGCCTTCGGCACGGTCTCGGCCGATACTATCCAGCGCCGCACGATCAACGCGGGAAGCATTAACGGATTTATTCGCGTCGTCGGAACGATTACGACCGGGCCGGTTCTCGTTGCCGCGTCCGTTGCATACCAGCCTGACCAACCGGCAGGATCGGTCTGACCGTGGCCTTCGTCGAAGACCGCTCGGTTTTCTTTTCGGATCTGGATTCCGTCGTCGCGATTTACAACGGCGGCGGGACGGTGCGCGGGTATCTCGACCTTGCTTATATTGAGCCATTGGGCAATGCAGTCCAAGGGAGCGCGCCGGTATTCACATGCAACGCTTCCGACCTGCCGTCGATTAGGCAAAGCGACACGCTGTTTTTTGTTGTTCGTGGGGAGACCTACAAGGTTGTCGGCGTCGAACCCGACGGCACCGGCATTCTCGCTCTGCGCCTGGAGAGGCAATGAGATATGGCCTTCCACGTTCGCCGTCAGATACGCGACGCCATTGTCGGGTTGCTCGTTGGCTTGCCGTCGACGGCCGGGCGCGTCTACAAGTCGCGGGTTTACCCGCTGGAAACCCAGACCTTGCCTGGTCTGCTTATCTATTCGGAGAACGAAACGTCGTCGGCCATTACGTTCACGCCGCCGACGATTTCGGAGCGCAATTTGACGCTCCGCATCGAAGCGGTCGCCGCCTCGGTCTCTGGTTTAGACGACGAGCTCGATCAGATTTGCCAGGAGGTGGAGACCGCGCTGACCACTACCGCGCTCGAGCCGCTGGCGCGCTCGATTGTATTGACTGCGACGACCATCACGCTAGAGGGAACATCCGAACAGCCTACCGGGACGGCAGAGATGACGTTCGAGGTGATTTACCAAACTGCAGCAG